CCACGTAATCCGAACGCCCCACCATGCCTGCATGTCCCGCACGAAGTCGAGCGTGGCGGGCATCTCGCGGCCGGTGTTGGCAAACACCGCGTGCACGTCCGCAGGCAGCGTGCCGCCGTGAGCCTGCAAAATGCGCCACAGCATGTAACCGCTGGTGCGCCCGCCGCTCACGCTGATGATGGCCGGGCCGGTAATGCGGAAGGGATCGCTCACACCAACACCCCCGCCGCCCGCGCCTTCGCCAACGTCCGCGCCGTGGGTTTGGGGGCACGGGCACGCGGCGGCTTGTTGTGGCCCTTGGCTGGCACGTCCAAAGCCGCATCGTGGTATTGCGCCGCTATCCGCCAGCCGGGCGCCAACGCGATGTTGTGGCGCTCTAGGGCCTCGCCGAGTTGTTCGACGCTCCGCACCACCTCGTATCCAAACTGCAACCGCGCCATGGCCTGCCCGAACGCGGCTTGTTCTGGCGTCGCGGTGTTCTTCCCCGCCTTGAGTTCCAATCCGAGGAAATAGCCCGGCGCCCAGATCATAATGTCAGGCAGCCCGCGCTTGACCCCGCGCGCCTTCTGCATCTGGCCCTGTCGCAGCGTCTGCTTGCGCTCGTGGCCCACGCTCGACCAATGGCACGGCGCCGGAAGATGGCTGTTCAGCAGCATGCGGGCGCGGGATTGGAGGCGATCTTCGGGCCTCATGCCGCCGCCACGCTAAACAGGTCCACCGCGCCCCGCTCCGCGCCTTCCAGAGCATGCACGGCCTGGCGCCAGTAGGACGGTTTCAACTCGCAGCCGAAGAACCGCCGCCCGCGCTTCACGGAAACAACGCCCTCCGATCCGATGCCGAGGAATGGCGACAGCACCACATCGCCGGGGTTGCTCCACATCGTCACCGCCCGATCGATCAGCGGCAGTTGCAATGGGCACAGGTGCCGCTCGTCCGCTTCGTCTCGCGCGGCGTCCAGGCTCACCGCGTCGCCAACCCACTTGGACGCCTCGGCCTTGTTGTTAAGGACTGCCGTTTGCGAGATATCGAACCAGACCGGCGAGGCCCATTTCTGCCAGAGGTCCACGGGGAAGTCCGCCGGCTTGTGGCCCACCGGTTCGGCGTTCTCGCCCGGCGCGCGGAAGATCAGCAGGTAATCCGGCGTTCCCGGCCAAGAGCATGTGCTGTCTTTCAAGATTTGCTTGTGCAGCAGATGAAGCGCCTTCGTGCGGGTCATCTCCACTACCGGATCGCGCCAGATGGTGACGCGCCGCACGAAGTGCCAACCGGCCGCCTCGTGCGCCGCCGTAATCTGGTCGGAAAACGGCTTCGTGCCGATGTATCCATCCTTCCACTTGCGCGTGGGCAGGTCGGAACAATGCACGGCCGTCATCCGGCCCGGCTTCGTCACCCTCAGCTTATGGCGAATGATGAATTCGTAATGCGAGAAAAACTCGGCGTCATTCGCGGAATTGCCGAGGTCGGACTCGCTCTCGGAATACACGAAGAGGTCGCCGAACGGAGGCGAGTAGACAGAGAAACCAACGGACGCGTCGGGCAACTGCGCCAGCACATCGCAGCTATCGCCGTTGATGGCAGTCCATCGCTGGCCGTGAGCCGAGTTCAAGCATGTAATTTCGCTCATTCTCCGACCCCCCTCATCAGCCATGCTTCAGTGTTTTCACGCTGCACAATGAACCCGCCGTAAGCATCCTCATGCGCCAGCCATACGCCATGAACCCGACACAATTTGACGATTTCCGCCATAAACGCGGTCGCCACTTCCTGCGACACCGGGTCAGGCTTCTTTGGCGGCGACGCGCTTTTGTCGGCACGATATAAATTAGGCTTTACTGCATCCTGCAACCATTGCGGAACAGGCACCTTCATGCCGTCATCCATTGCGGCAGCCTCCCGATATGCGTGGGTTGATAGGCAATGCGCGTTTGCGCTTCCGTATTCCGATTGCGGGCCATGGCCGCAGCCATCGCTCGCTTCATGGTGGCGTGGTCGCCGGCTTTGCGGTCAATCACGCGGCCGATTTGATCCTCGCCCTCGGCAACGATCAGATGCACATCGACAGGCCGCGTCTGGCCAAAGCGCCAGCAGCGGCGCACGGCCTGATACCAAGCCTCATAGGAAAATGACCTGCCCACAAACGCCACGCGGGCGGCATGCTGCCAGTTCAACCCCATACCCGCAACGCTCGGCTTCGTGATGATGTATCGCGCTTGGCCCGCTGCGAACGCCGCTAATGCATCTTCCTTGCGGTCTGGCGTGTGCGATCCCCGCACCTCCACGGCCCCAGGAACCGCCGCCCTAAGCGCATCGGCTTCGGCGTCGTTGTCGCACCAGATGACCCATGCTTCGCCCGGCTCGGCTGCCACCAGTGCGCCAACCGCCTCCGCGCGCGCCTGTGCCGTCTCGCGCTTGACCGCGTGCATGTTCGTCGCGCTCATGTCGCCCGCGAAAAGCATCCCGGCCGGCGCGCGCGTGTCGCCCGCCGCCTTGTGCCGATGGATCTGAAGCGCAGGCAGCACGAAGCGGGATGCGTCGTATCCAAGATCGGCCGGCGTCTCAGCGCACCGCGCCCAAGAAGCCACCCAATCCCAGAACGCATCAACCGCGTGGCCCTTGATGCGCCACTGTTGGCTGGCCGTCGCGGTGTCGTTGATGAACCATCGCGACAGCATCTCGACGTTCCGCATTTGGCTAAGAAATTCAGAGTGTGTGCCCAGCTCCATATGATCGTTCGGCGCCGGGGTGGCGGTGCTGGCCAGCTTGAACCGGTGGCCGGCAAACGACGCGATCAACGCCCGCGTCGTGGCGCCCGTAAAGCTCTTGAGGATCGAGCTTTCGTCAAGAGATACCGCGCCAAACTGCACCGTATCCAGCGCGCCGAGGCGGTCGTAATTGCATACATTGATGCCGTCACGCGCTTCGTCCTGGCTGCGGATCACGCGGACGTTGTAGCCCAGCGCCACCCCCTCGCGCTCGATCTGCCGGGCCACGGCCAGCGGCGTCAAGAGCAACGCGCGCCCGTTCGTGGCGGCGGCGGCTTGCTGGCACCATTCAAGCTGAATGCGGGTCTTGCCGAGGCCCGTATCCAGAAACATCGCAGCCCGGCCCTGGCGCAGAGCGAACGCCACGCACTCGGCCTGATAGTCGAATAGGTGCGCCGGCATGGCGCCGGGCTCGATGCCCACAGCCTGCGGCTTAGGGGCTTTGCCGGCGAGAAACGCCGCGTAATCAGGATGCAACATCAGTAGAAATTCCCCCGCCCCGCCGGCTCGTCCGCAAACTCAAACCCCGCCGCCGCCATCTGCGCCCGAACCTCCGCCTCCATATCGACGCGGTAGACAATGCGCGGCGGGCTATCCATCGTTGGCTGGCCGATCACGCGCACGGGACGCGTGGCCGTGCGGCGTGTAGCGGCGTACGTGGCCTGCTTCAGTTCGTCGTCGGTCATGGGCCCACCCCAAAATGAAACCGCCCCATCTTCTTCTTCGCGCGCTGTATCCAGTTGCCGTCATCCCCCGCCATCGCCACCGCATGCGCCCGGATCACCTCCCGCCCCTCGCCCATGTCGGCGGTCGTGGCGTGAACGGCGGCGGCGGGGCAGCGCGTGATTTGCCCGCCGGCTGCGAGGAAGTCGGAAACGCTTTGAGCGCGGAACGCCGGCTTGACGACAACTGGCCGCACGTAGGTGGAGGCGGGCGGCTTGGCGCGGCGCAGGTCGAAATGGCGCACGATCTTGCCGACGGTCTCGCGGTTAATCTGATTCTGCCGGCCGATGCGTTCCATCGACTGGCCCGCCAGCAACGCCGCCGCGATGATGGGCCGCAGTCTCTCCCATCGCTCCAGCCGGCGCCGTTCCACCGCCTCCAGCCCAATAGCCGGCGGGCGGGGCGGCAGTTTGATGCGATGCGCGCGGCCGATTACCGCGTTGGTCGTCACGCCCAGCCGCCGGCCAATTTCTGCGGTAGGCAACCCCTCCGCCCACAACGCGGTAAGCTGCGAATCCTTCCCCGGCCAGTCGCTCATCGCACCCCCTTAAGCGCGGCCAGTTCCAAGGCCGTCAGTTTCAACCCGTAAACAACCGACGCGACGCTAATGCCGCGCTGGATCAGCATGCGGGCGCGAACCAGACGTTCGGTTTCCCGCAGTCCCGGCGGCTCCGGCTCTACCGGGTTCGCCAGTTCTTCCTGCAAAGCCTCGATGCGGTGGCGCTGCTGTGCCCGCGCCTCCTGCACCAGCGCGCGCTGTGCGGCTGCACGGCGCTTGCCATCGAGAACCAAAGGCCGTTTGCCGAGGTTCAGCGCGTTCGCCTTGGCGCGGATGGCAACTAACGTGCGGGCCAAGCGGCCCGGCAGGTCCATATTCTGGATCGCGGAATCAATCCACGCCCGCCGCAGCGCATCCACGTCCTCCGCCGTCCACGCCCGTTCTTCGAGGCGTTTCGCGATGGCCTGGCGCTTCGCCGCGCGCCGCGCCGCCTGTGCGATGCGCAGGTCGCGGATCACGCACCCGCAGTTCGCCGCCTCGCCGATCCGCGCGACGTGCCGCGCCTTGCGCTGCACCGTGACGCCGCAGTCGCATTGCCAGACGTATTCCGCCTCGCCATGCACAGGGCCGACGCAGCGCAGCGCCAACATCTTGCCGTAGCGGTCGCCTGTGCGGTTTCTGGCAGGCGTGCGCGCCCCCTCAAAAAGCACCCCCGGCGCGCACGAAGCGGCCGGGGGCGAGTTTGGGGAAAAGTGCGGGGGATGGGACACGGGCCTGCCCCCCGCCGCAGGCTCAACCGGGGGGAGAAGCCCGCCCGTGCCCAACTCTCCACCAACGCGCGGGAACTGCCCCCGGCCCGCGCTGGTGGCAACCACACCCGCAGGCGTGCCCGCGCCCGCGATATCAGCGGAGTGGTTGGAACTCATGGCGCCCTCACCGTCACCAAATCGCGGACCTTGACGGCGCCGCTTGTGATTTCCTCAATCTTGACCGCCGTATGAAGCGGCGGAGTCCTCCGCCCTGTCACCCAGCCGTGCGCAGTGGAGATTGGCACGCCCACATCGGCCGCGAATTGCGTCAGCCGGATACGGTGCTCGAACAGATATTCGCGGAGGGGTGTCATGGCGGGAAGATTGTCACCGCGCGCAATCCGGCGCAAGGGGAATTGCAGGGACACGGGAAAAATTTGCGAAGCGCGTAAAAACCTATTGCGCGGCGTTTCGCGCAATGCCAAACTCTCATTGTCAGACAAACGGAGGACGCCATGACCGGCTACAAATTCCACCTCGCCATCGAACAGCACGGCGCCGCTTTCGCCATCGTCCGCCTCTACCGCGACGGCCTGCGCATCGTTGAAGGTGTTTACAGCGCCCGCCGCGACGCCGTGGCCGAACTCGCGCTTATCCGTGAAGCGGAGGCGGTGTAATGCCCTACCCCGACAATTTCTCCATCGCCCGCTACGACGCCGGCCCCGGCGGCACCTACCGCCCCGAGCCGCCGCTAATCGTGGCGACGGCCGAGGACATCCACAACATGCAGCGTTACCGGGCCGCGCTGGTTGTGGCGATGGCCAGTTTGCGCACGTTCTCGTGGGATTTCGACAGCACGGAAATTCCGCCGCATGCCTACCTGCTGGCCGATAGCGAGGCGTTTCTTGAGCAGATGGACAAGGCGCTGGAACAGGCGCGGCTTAGCCGGGAGTGGCTGTGATGACGAACCCCCGCGACAACCTGCCGCACATTCTGGAAGAACATCGGAAGTGGCGCTTGGGCGACGGTGGCGCCCGCGCCAATCTGGCCCGCGCCAATCTGGCCGGCGCCAATCTGGCCGACGCGGATTTGGCCGGCGCCAATCTGGCCCGCGCCAATCTGGCCGGCGCCAATCTGGCCGACGCCAATCTGGCCGGCGCCAATCTGG